GACTCTATCCCTGCGATGATTGGGAATAAACAACCGGCTCGGCTGGCAGATGGTGAGTTCGTTGTACCTGCACGTATCGTTTCTGAATTAGGCAACGGTTCTACAGAGTCCGGTGCCCGTAAGTTGTATGCCATGATGGATAGAGTTCAGAAAGCTAGGGGTAAGACAGTCGGCAAAAGGAAGATAGCTGCCAACTCCCGCGCAGATAAATATCTACCGGCATGAGCTATACCATTACATTAGAGAAGTTCACCGATACATACAGGGAGCTAGAACCCCTGTATCGACAGCACTATCTTGAAATGGTTGAGAGACTTCGTGGGCAAGGATTTGAGTACTCTCCATATAACCCAAGGCTCCATGAGTATGGAAATGCTTGTGAACGGGGTGATTTACTTACATTTGTGCTTCGGTTTGATGGGCAAGTATGTGGCTATGGCAATGTATACATAACCAACGACATGCACAACCAAGACCTTATCGCAACAGAAGATACAGTTTTCGTTTTAAAAGAACATCGTAACGGCATTGGCAAAAAACTTGTACGAGCTGTTTTAGACGAACTCAAACGCCGCAAAGTTAAGCGGCTGCTTGTTTCTGCAATGACTGATCTGCGTGTAGCAAAACTCTGGAACCGTATGGGTTTCAAAGAAGCAGCAACGCAGATGATATATACTTTTTGAGGTGCATTTATGTGCGGACCAGCAGCTCCTTCGCCACAACAGCAACAAACGCAGATAACGGAATTGCCCGAATGGGCAAGACCGTCAGCACAAAGAGTTTTAGCTAAAGGTGAAGCTCTAACAGCACAACCTTATCAAACCTACGATGCCAACCGTATCGCTGGGTTCTCCCCTCTCCAGCAGCAAGCATTTCAGGGTGCACAGCAACTTGGTCCGACCCAGCAAACAGCTATGGGTTCTAATCTTGCCGCAGCATCTGGACTTGGTGCGCTAGGTACTGGGTACCGAGCAGGGCGTTTCTCTGGCGGTCAGTTTACACCTATGGCTGCTGGGCAGTACATGTCCCCGTTTATCGAGCAGGCTATGGCTCCGCAGTTGCGCGAGGCTCAACGCTCCTCCGACATTATGGGTCAACAAAATGCTGCCAAAGCCGCCCAGATGGGTGCGTTCGGTGGTTCCCGTCAAGGGCTAATGGAGGCAGAGCGCCAGCGTAATCTAGGCATGCAGCTTGGCGATATTCGCGGCAGGGGGTATCAAACTGCCTATGAACAAGCCGCCGGTCAGTTCAATCAGGATATGGCGCGGCGTATGCAGGCTCAACAGCTTGGTGAACAGTCTCGTCAGTTCGGTGCTAATCTAGGACTTCAAGGACTACAGACAGGTCTACAGGCGGCAGGTCAGCTTGGCGCATTAGGACAACAACAGTTTGCCCAGCAACAGGGCGCAATTGAGGCGCAGTCTAGGGCAGGTGCACAGCAGCAGGCACTGGAGCAACAGGGTTTAACACAAGCCTATCAGGACTTCTTGAACCAGCAGAACTACCCGTATAAACAGCTTGGGTTCATGTCTGACTTGATCCGTGGCTTGCCTCTGGGTCAACAATCTACTACCTCTATATATCAAGCTCCGCCAAGTGCGTTGCAAACCGCAGGTGCGCTCGGCTTGGGTGCTTATGGTTTGAGCAAGATGATGGCTAACGGCGGTATGGTGGGGTATGCAGATGGCGGCAGTGTCGAATCCCCAGAAAATGTTGCCAATATTGTCAGCAAACTGAGCGATCAGCAGTTGGTTGCAGCGGAAGCCGCTGCTAAAGCACGAGGAGACTTTGAGCAGCTTCAGGCTATCATGGTTGAGAAAGGCGTGCGTGCTTCAGAGCGTAAAGGCATGGCAAGCATATACAACCGCCTTCCTCCAGAACAACAAGCAGCTATGGCGGGTGGAGGTATTGTTGCGTTTCAAGAGGGGGGTTTAAACGATAACGAATTAGTTTTAAATGCTATAGCCGACGATGAACGGCGGCAGTCTGGTACTGACTTGGAGCCGGGCTGGAATTCAGGTTCAATTGGTCTTCCTTCTTTGAATCAAGGACCTACGTTTGGTTCACAAGGTGATCCTACGACCTATAGCGCATTAAGTGCTATGGTTCCAGGCGCTATGAAAAACCTGCAAAACTTTGAAACAACAACGTTGACTCCTGAACAAACTAAAAAGATAGGGCAGAATGAAATAGCTGCTTATAGAGAAGCAATGGGGCCTAACACCGCTATGGAGTCATTAAAAGCGGACATCGAGGCACGTAAAAAAGAACGTTCTGGCGCATTAAAGGAAGGGCAAGGTCTAGCTTTTTTAAAGGCTGCTGAGGCTATGACACGAGGAAATAATTGGGTACGTGCGTTTGGTTCGGCTGGCGCAGCCTTTGGGGATGAGTACAACCGGGCGCTTCAAGCTGATAAAGCTGAACGACGCAGCATTGCTTCAGCTGAATTTAACATGGCTGATGCCCAGCGTAAAGAAAATATGGGGTTGTTTAAAGAAGGTCGTGCTGCTGAGAGTCGTGCTGTACTTTCTCACCAAGCAGCTGAAAAAGCTCGTTTTGATAAGACTAAAGCCGTTGCTGACGCATTAACTAAAGGCTTGGCTGCTACTAAGCCTTACAGACCTCCGACTATTCGTATTCCTCCGCAACCTAAAGAAAGCGTGGGTCAAATTTCGGCTTTGGCGGCAAAAATACGTGCTGATAACCCCGGTATGTCTGAGATTGATGTACAAAATCAAGCTACCCGTGATTATCTTTCTATGACTAAAGCGGGGACAGCAGGTAGTGTGGGTAAAACTTACGCAGAGGCACTAGACCAATTTAACATTCATAAAACGCTAGAAGGTGCAAAATATAGAAAAATACTAAAGGATCAATTTGACGGCAATGAAGAAGCATATAAAGCTGACTTTGTGAGTAAAACGCTACAGGGGCTACCGGTTTATTATGGTAGTAAAACAAAAACTTTGCCGCCCAATAGTAAAACCCCACCCCCACCACCCGGTGCTATCCCCGACCAACGTTGATGGAGTCTTATGGCTATTCAAACAGCAACAAATCCAGAAACTGGGGAACGGTTTGCACTTGTTGACAACCAATGGACGCCCTTACAAACAGCTACTAACCCAAAGACAGGGGAGCAGTTTGGGCTGATTGGTAACGAGTGGGTGTCTATAGGTAAAAAAGCGGTTGCACCTGCTACTACCCCTGCATCTGCGCCCCCTGCTGCGGAACCCCGTGCCCCGCAATTAGGACAAATATCAGATGAATTTCAGGCAGGGGAACAAGCTCTGGCATCGTCTGTAGCGCCTACATCCACAGAAGCTCCTATCAGTGTACTCCAAACACAGCCTCAAGCATATGATGAGACTGAGCTAATTCGCTCTTCCCGCCGCAAATATGTCGAACAGGGAGCACAAGAAGCCGAGCGGCTTGTAGAAATTGGTAGGCAAAAAGAAGAGGTTAAAAAAGCTAAACGCGAAAAATTACGCGCTGGAGCCGAAGCTGAAGATTACGGGTTTACTGACTTTGCTAAAGATACCGGTATTGATCTAACTAAGGGGGCAGTTGGGCTTGGGCAGTCTGTTGTGGGTTTATACGACCTTACTACTAGTGGCGCTGCGGGGCGTGTACTTTCTAGGGCTGGTTATGACCCCGAAGAAACCAACAAATTTTTAAATGGTTTTCAATCTCTTACTCGGCAAAATGCACGGGCTAGTGTTGAAGAGGCAGCAGGGTTTATTAACACCCTTAAAGCGCTTGCTGTTAACCCGACGGAGTTACTAGGCGGGATAGCGGAATCATTACCCGGAACAGTAGCTGCCGGTGCCGTAGGTGGTAAATTAGTACGTCTTATTGCACAGCGTGCCACGGTTGAAGCTACAGCTATGGGACTTACTGGTAACGCGGCAAAAGAATTTATACGGGGCAAAGTACAGGAACAAATCCCAAAGATTGCATTAGCCGCTGGCGCAACGGAAGGTGCGCAGGCAACAGGCAGTATTGCTGAACAAGCTCGACAACAAGGTAGAGATTGGTCTGACTATGTAGAGCCAGCAATTGCTGCGGGTCTTGGTACCGCTGCTATATCCATGCTATCTGGTAAAGCAGCTAAAAAACTAGGCATTGGTGACATTGAAACTAGTATTGCGGCAAAGTCTGCGGGAATTTCTGGGGTCGGCGTTGGCAAAGGCGCAGCAATTCCAAGCATCATTAAAGAGTTGACTAAAGAAGGCGTACTTGAGGAGCTACCTCAAGGCGTGCAAGAGCAAATCTTTACAAACATAGCTACTGGTAAGCCTTGGGACCAAAAATTAGGTGAAGCTGCCGCACGAAGTTTAGCTACCGGTGCAGCTATGGGTGGTGGGCATGCCACTATTACAAAATCAATCCAAGCACTGCGCGATAAAGTAGCCGAGCGGCTCGCTACTCCGGCAGAAAAAACGGCGACGACTGAACAAAAAGAACCCACTGTCCAAGACTTAGCCTCCGGCAATCTACCTAAGACCGTACAAGAAGAAGAGGCCGATGAGGTTGAGGCTATTGCTAAGCATTTAATTAGCCAAAACATACCCAAAGACAACGCCTACAGAATTGCACAGAACAGGATACTTCAGAATCGCAAGGACAGAATTACAGACTTAATCGCTGAACCTTCAGATGACCCGGTACATATCCGTGCTAAGGAGTATATTGATAACGGTGTTGACCCTATTGAGGCGGTTAACAAAGCCCGTATTGACATTGCACAGGAGACTGAAGCCGATGCGCTCGCTGAAAAGGAAGCCGGAGGAAAACAAGATGTTAGTACTACACAACCTATCGGAGTCCCAAGTGGAGCAGGCGCTAGCGTGGCTGGGCAGCGAGGTGCAGTGCCCCCCGCCGAAGGAGTTGGAAGGATTGAGCCAACTGGAGTGGTATCTACTCGACCAGATGTTACAGAGCCTACTGGCGGAGAAGGAGTGCCAACAGTTGCACTAGGTGAACGTGATCTTTATGGGCGTATTGAGCCAACACTAGAAGCAACCCCGCTAACTCCACCAGCCCAACCTGCGCCGGTAGAAGAAGCAAAAGAAGGGTATGTTAGGGTTTACCATAGTGGCAGTCCTAGCGAAGGCGAAACGGGGCGTTGGGCGAGTACAAATAAACAATACGCTTCTGACTACAGACCAGACCTTCCACTGTTTTATGTAGACATCCCTGCTAATGATCCTAGGGTAAATAATCCAGACTATGCGGAACAGGGTGTCGGTCAAGGATTTACGTTCAACTTTGAACTAACTCCAGAAGAAGCATCCCAGCTTAAAGAAGTACCTAGTAAAACCGCCTCAGCAACAACTGAAACCACAGGAGAACCTCTTGGCACTCAAGCCCCTCAAACCCAGCAAGCAGAAGCGCAAGAACAAGAAACAACAGCCGAATCCGTAGCTACGACTACAAAAGCAGTGGCAGAAGGACAGAAACCAACCGGTAAGCGTGGACGTAAACCAATTGCACTTACTGAAGAAGAGCGAGCCGCTAAAGAAGGACAAACAAAAGCCACTAATGCTGCTAATGCGCGAGAGCGCCGAGCCATTGAACGTGCTGAAGCCCAGATAGCAGAAGCCAACATTCCTGTAGACCCAACCCAATACGAGAACGCCGAGCAAATAGCTACGGCGCAGCATGAGAAACGGGCACAAAAAATTCAGGCTATGCGGACTCTGTTCGACATGGCTAAGAAGCACGGGAAATCAGCACTTGGTAACAAAGCTAAAGCCGCCCTTGCCGACCGCAAACGCATTTCTCAGCAGGAACATGATGACATCAAGCGTGGTTGGCAGGCTACACAGACAGCCCGCTCAGCCCGTACTGCGGCTGCGGCATCTAAGATTAACCCCGGCGTCACGGGGACGATGACAGCAAATCAGGTGCTTACTCAGGTCACGAAAACTGGTACATTTTTTGAGAAAAAACTTGCTGGACTTCTACGCAAATTGGTGGTCGGCGTCGATGTGGTTGTTGTCGAAAAGGGTGATCCGCTACCGGATGCGCTAAAAGGGGATTCTGGTTGGGACCGCGCTAGGGCGGTATATGTGCCCCCTGCTGAAAATAAAGGCAAACGGGCAGTGTACTTGCGCGGTGCAAGTTTTGGTAATCATAATGGCGTTAACAATTCCACTATCCTCCATGAGCTTCTGCATGCTGGACTAAACCGCAAACTTTGGGCGGGGATGGAGGCGGACTTTAAAAACCTAGACGCTCCGTTAGCCAAATTTGTCGGTGAGCTTACTAAGTTAATGGTCGCTACTAGCACAGCCTATGACCGCATGCAGGCACAGGGTTTAGTACCTGCTGAGCTAGAAGAGTTGGTTGAAAGAACTCTAGTTGTCGATCCTGAAAATAACCAAGCTAGCTACGAAATATTTGACTCGCCGCATGAGTTTTTGTCTTACAGCATGACCGAGCCTGCAATGCAGGACTTTATGAAAGGTCTGCCCAGTGAGCGCGGCAATGTATTTAGCCGCTTCGCTCGTTCCATTATGGACTACCTCGGCTTGAAGGAAAAAGACGCATCTGCGTTTACCGACCTGCTTAGCGTTACCGAAGATATTGCTGGTGCGGAAATGCCCGCAGCCGTACGAGGTGAAGGTGAACGTTCGTACCAAAAGAAAACCCCGTCAGCATCCGTCATACCAGAAGATGAAGATAAATATGGGAATGCAAACCGCTCGGCTAAAGAGCTAGCGGAGGCATCGCTAATTGCGCAAGAAAAAACACGGCTCTCCAGAGAAGGGACAGAACTTAAAGGTGCGGAAGCATTATTTAAGGCTAGGGATGCTACAAAAGTTGCAACCGTTCTAAAGGCATTAGTTGATCGCGGTTGGATAAATATGTCGCGGGGGGCGATAGATGCGTTAGTGCGTTTACCTACAGCGACCTTCTTGGGTACTTGGTCTGGCATCCAAGCCATCAAAGATGCGGATACTCAAATGCAGGCCATGAATGGCATGGCTAACTCTTTGACCGCAGCATCTTATAAAATCCGTGCAGCCTTAGCCCGTGAGCTAAATCCGTTCTTTAAGTCTAATAAAGAGTACCGCACTAAGTTTGAGAACCTAATATACGAAACAACCATTACGCGCTACGACCCATCTGACCGTAAGCAAAAGGTACGGGATGCGCGGTTAGATGCGCTATATAAATCAGTAGGCGCAAAAGGGCAAAAACTTTATGGTATGTTGCGAGATTACTACCGCAATCTAGCTGACTTGTATTCCGATCTGCTGGATCAGCAAATTGAAAATTTGCAAGGGTTAACTGCTGAAGCTAAGACTAACCTTATCCGCACTTTACGGACTACCTTTGAAACAGGTGCTCGTATCACGCCATTCTTTCCATTAGTACGCTATGGCGACTTTTGGTTCCGTGTAGAAAAGGGCGACTACAAAGGCTTCTACATGTTTGAGTCTCCCGGCGAACGCGATCAATTTGCAAGAGAAGTAGCCGAAGAACTTAGAGAAGACGTTACAGATAAAAGATTTTTTGACACCGGAGATACGGTCAGGTCCTTGAGACGTAGTAGCCAAGCTAATAGCCAAATGCTGACGCAAGCTTTTGACGCTATAGATAAACAAGACTTTGGTGATGGCGGAGTTGATGCTAAAGAAGCACTAAAAGATGCTATCTATCAGATATACCTGAACACAATGCCGGAACAAAGTTTCCGCAAAATGTTTATACATCGTAAAGACAAAACCGGTTTTAGCACCGACGTTCTGCGTAATGTAGCTGCTACCGCGTCTCGAATGTCTATGCAACTTGCTCGGCTAAAGTATGCCCCTATGCTGCGCAATTCTGTCTCCGCCGCGCACGATGCAGTAAAAGGTAGATCAAACTATTCTCCGTTTGTGGATGAAATTGAACGTCGAGTTGATTTGGCTCTGTCAGGTAATGCCGAACAAGGTTTTGGTAATGCGCTTGCGGGGCTAGCTAATAAAACATCTTACCTCTGGTTTTTGTCAGGCGCGTCTTCTGCACTTATCCAGCCAGCTAGCGTATACATAGCTTCTCTTCCAGTCATCGGTGCAAATCACAACGATATGATCGGTGCGGCTAGAGAACTTGGCAAAATGGTCACGCTGTTGAATCAGTACACGATGCTCCAAGATAACCCAGACGGCACGACATCCATCGTTGCACCGAGCATATCGAACAACAAGTCCTTATCTGAAAATGAGCGTGACGCAGTGCGCGAAATGTTTCAGCGTGGTGTTACTCAGACTACTTACACATCTTTAGTTTGGGGCTATAAAAACATACCTACGCAACAAGCGACATCTGTAGTCGGCAAAACCAAACAACTTGGCGCAGAAGCCGCAAACTTGGTAGTCGGCGCACTGATGCACAATGTTGAGCGGCTAACTCGGGAGGCTACATTCCTCGCCTCTTACCGCCTTGGCTATAAGCGGTTTCAAAAAGAGGGAATGTCCAAAAACGAAGCACATGAAGCCGCTATCAATCAAGCTGTATCTGACGTTAACGAATCCCTAGCTAATTACGATCTATCCAATCGCCCGCGCTGGATGCAACAGGGGGTTGGTCGTGTAGCATTCCAGTTCAAAATGTTCCCAGTGCATACCGCACTACTGCTAACTACAAACTTCTTCAAGATGTTACCCTTCCTGAATAAAGAGGGTAAAGCGGCTGCGGCTAAGAAATTTTTTGGTATCTATTTAACCGCCGGTTCGATTGCTGGTTTAGTTGGCATTCCAGCATTTAGTCCTATCCTTGGGGTATTAGCCTACGCCATGAAAAAAATGGAGGACGATGACGAAGGCCCAGAAGACATGAAGGACAAAGACCCACAACTTTGGTTCCGTGAAGTGTTCTTACCTGAGTTACTTGGTGATACACATATTGGAGACGTTCCAGTATCAGATATTTTGACGCATGGGCCGCTGAATGCTATGACTGGACTCGCTATATCCCAGCGGATCGGATTAAATGATCTGTTTGGGCGGGACACTAAAGAAGCTAGAACCTCGCAAGAAGGTCTTACAAATTGGATAATGGAGCATGCGGGACCGTCAGTAAGTCTTGGCATGTCTGTAGCTAGAGCGTCCGACCTATATCAGCAGGGAGAGTTTCAAAAAGCTGCTGAAGCTATAGCACCTGCGTTTGCTCGCAACTGGATAATTGCTGATAGGTACAGCAAAGAAGGTATTACTGACTCTAAGGGAAATGTGGTCATTCCTGCGGATAAAGCGGGTGGGTATGCACTTGCACAGCGGATTGGTTTCCGTCCTGACATATTGGCAAGACTTGGTGAGACTAACTTTAAGTTAACTGCTGTCGAGCAAAAAATAGAAAATGAACGGAATTTACTAATAGTTAAAATGAAAGTTCAGGCACGGAAGCGCACAGAGGAAGGCGATCTAAAGTTGTCCAAAATTTTTGAAGAAGAAGTAACTAAATTTGACGAGAGAAACCCAGAAAAAGCGATACTGCCAGATCAAGCGGTAAAAGCGATACTCAATGATTTAAAAACCCGTGCATCAGCTAGGGCAGGGCACGAGGTTACGTTAAAAAATGCTAGGTTAGTACTGCCCGTTGTGGAAAATATGGAGAAGCGTATTGAACGCATCCAGAAACGAGCCGGTGTGGAATAAAAAAATCCCCGGACTAAGCCGGGGACAATGGGTAGTCAACCAAGGAGAACGAACTTAGTTTAGTTCAAACTCGCCATACACGCAAGCCTTTAATTCCTTCTTCTATCACTACTTGCGTAAGTATTTGTATTTTTAACCGCTTGGTTACGGTGGCTAAATTTTTTCTAGCCGCTTTTACATCAATACAGGGTACAAAAAAACTGTACCCCTTTCTAAATTTAGACCAGTCAAGCTGGTACGTTACTGTCTCTATTTTCATTGGGCGTTGCAAAAGCGTCCATCTGAAGGAACTCAGAGGCAGATGCGTCAAACTTTAACACTCGCACTGCTGGGGATACAACTTTCATGCCCTTAGACATGCGCTTGTTGCAGCCTTCAACATAGATTTTGGCGTTGCCTAACTCTTTCAGCGTAGTCTTATAGTTGATCTGCTGCTTCACACAGAAGTCTTTGAACTGCTTGGCAGCAATAAAAAGTTCTTTAGTGTCTGGCTCATAGCGTATTAGCAACTCACCGCGTGGTTCTAACATTGGGAGGGACTGTAAGTTACTGCGGGCGTCTACTTCCCCATTGACTACCAGAGCGTTGTTGATGTGCGCATTGACGAACTCACCGAGGACAGTGACTGGAGTGGAGTTTGGCGGCTGAATCTCCAGACGCATTTCGCCGAGCATGCCTTTTAGCCACTCATATACAGCCTTCATGTCATAGTCGTGCAGCCCCAAGTTAGCGGCAATCAACCCACCCGCAATGTTGCAAGCAGCGACGCCAGACCAGAACCGTTCTTTCTGGTGGAACTGAACTTCGCGGTCAATCCGAGCTTGGATTTTGCGCATCAGAGCAACTGCTTCTTCTAGGTTATCAACTAGCCACTGGATGTAAATATCCCCCGCATGACCATAGTTTTCCCGTAGCTGATGGTCAAACATCTGCTTGCCAACCTGCACATCAATGATGCTGTTCGGCTCGATCTTGTACTCAAGCAAGCGCATGGACTCACCATCTGGCGTGTTCTTAGCTACCCCTAGCTTCTCATAAAAGCTGGCGTTCGCCGAGCACAATGTCATCCCCTGCCACTTGGTGTTGTTTACCCGAAGCGTATTGGTGGTGCCGTTCATTTTGTTTTTGCCTCGGCCTTGGCTAATGCTGTACGCCAAGTCTGAAAACTCCATGCCGCTCAGGTTCGTAATCTCGTCAATCGTATTGGGCAGGTTGTTCATCACGCCAAGCTGGTGCATCTTGGCATTGAACGTGTCCTTGTACATGGAAGTCAACTCCTTCGGCTGACCATATACGCTGTTGCACATAAACAAGGCGGTTGACTTGCCCGACCCAGACTCAGGATGGATCACGTTAATGATGGCACCTTCAAGCCCTGTGAACTTCAGCAGGGGTGACCCAAAGGCTGTAAGTGCGGCAAACGCATGCGGCTCCAGTCCCGGCTTGGCATACATGTTGAACACTTCTTTCCACTTTTCAAACGTACCCTTAGGCACGATCTTCTCGGCAACATCTTTTGTGGTGCTAGACGGCGGGCTATAAAACACCCCGTCCTTGGTAATTTCCCGATCACCAAGAATAAATTTACTGTCCCCTTCTACCCATCCGAATTGAGTTCTCATCATTTCTGCCCTTTTTACATACTGTAGGTTCTTAATAAAAAACACGACAAACTTAGCAAGTGATTCATACTGTGTCTTGTGTGCCACCACACCGTTGTGTGCTAACTGCTTGCGCAACTCATCGAGCGACGAGATTGCTGTTGTCGGGATGCTAAATTCACGAACGCCGTCATGTGGTAAGTGCAGCCTAAACAACGCCACTTCTCCAAGCTCAGGATCACGCATGCGTTTGACCACGTATAGATCATGCTCATAGACAAGCTTTGGCTCAGCTTCTTCATCGTCTTTATCTGGGCGGATATAGATGCCACCCTTCTTCCCGCGAAAAAACGGGAACGGATACTCAGGTATCTGATATGTGCTTACTTCTCCGTTGTCTTCTTCTATCGCAACTTCGTTGTCGTCGGCATCGGCTTCTTCTATTTCAACCCCCAGCATAATGGGGGACTTGATCTTGCCCTTATGTACGCAGCCATCACAGCCTTGCGGGTTTAGCTTTTCAAACGTGGCGCAATGGTGAGGGCCACCCTTTTTGCGGATGTTGGCTATCTTGTTGTCAACTTCGTCAGGATCATATCCCTCGTGCTCTTTAGATAGCTTATGCGCTGCGCTGTCTCCGTCCACACAAAAGGCTGCGATGGATAATGCAGAGCGCCACAGCGGTTCCTCAATGCTATTCTGGTTTGTAAAGCAGTAATTAAGCTGAGCGCAACCCGCTTCACCTTTGAGCATGATGGTCTTAAACCGCTTGACTTTATTACCCATAAGGGCTTCCATCATTGGACTTACCGTGCGGGGGATAAAGTCGGGTACGTCTTCTTTTGGCTCAGGTGCGCCGAGTAAATCCTTGAACTCTTGGTACGCCATACGAGGTGTATCCTCGTTGAGCACCGTTACTTCTTTAGGCTCCTCTTGCTTAAAGTTAAATGTACCGGGGATGCGCAAAACTCGGGACGCTTCAAATACTGAAGAGTCCACAATAAGCCCGTGCTCAACGCACAGTTCACGTAGCCGGTTAGCTAGTGGCTCCCACTGTGAGCGGGTCACTGTTTCCTGTAGCAACCAGTACGCATGAATGCCGTAACCGGAGCTTACTAATATTGGCTTAGGTAAGCCGACTGCAATGCAGAACTTCTTGAACTCGTCAAGCCCGATTTGTTGGTCAAGGTAGCCTTTGATAACGCCCTTCTCATCTGGTACGCCTTTTGTGGGGCCACAATCAATGTCCATCCACAGCGCACGGAAGTAGGTGGCGTTTGCATGTGTGCGGTTATTAAGCGGACCAAACTTGGCACATCCAAAATAAACGTCTATTTTGCGTTTTACAAATTGCTCGGCTAACTGTTCAACTTCTTCCTTGGTGTCTACAAAATGCTGGTCAGGATACCTACCAATCCCTATCACACAGTAGCGCCCTTCTGCCGGGAGTACCGTGTCAAGCAGATCGAAGGTTGACATGTTTTACTTTATTTGGTGGTGAGCTTTGGTGTACGTGATGTAGTCGGTAATTGCTTGCGCGTAATTGGGGTGTGGTTCTCGGTCTCCCTTAAACCAGTTGTATATGGTCATACGAGTCACCCCAAAGTCTGCCGCAATCTTGCTAACACTAATGTTGGCGCGAATACATGCACGACCCAAGGCTACACCCAAAGACTTGATGCTCGCTTTTTTGTTGGCATGCACCAAGCTTTGGCTATAACCGTAGGTCATGTGTTTACTCCTCGTCGCTCCAAGCCTTCACTACCGAGTCAAGGTCTTTCTTGGCGGTAGGTTTCGGCTCGGCTTTCTTTTCACGCTTGGTCGGCTCCTCAATAGGAGACTCATCGGCTACCTTAGGTGCAGGTGCTTCCAGCTTTGGCTTACCAGACATATCGGCTTGGTACGGCGTCATAACGACCATCTTCTGCACGTCGGGCTTTGTGGCGACATCGCTAGTCACCGTAAACTCAGCCTTGTTAATGAACCGAGTCGGCGTAAACAGAACGGATTGGTTATCGTTCTCTTCGTTGAAGCTGATCTGAGTCATCACATAGTCCAAGCTCTTACCGTTATTCGACAAGTACTTGGTGTAGTTTTCAAAGGTATGGGTGTTATCCCCAGCCCCGTCGCCAAACAATGACTTGGAAGCCAAGTTCATTTGATAGACTTCGCCTTCCAAAGAGGTGCCAAAATCTTCTTCCAGCACAAGTGCGATCCGACGAGAATAGCGGCAAGCTTTGGAGTTGCCCATCCCAGAACCTTTTATGTTCTGGCTACAGTTGTCACATCGCTCAGCTTGTTTGTTAACTGAACCTGCATCGGGGGTACGCCCGTCATTGGAGAAACAATCCGGTGCAGTCGGCTCGGCATCGGGACTCCATGCCTTAGCGTAGAAAATACGCCCCACATGAGGGGAAGCATTAACAACGATGGCGTTCAAGCTGCCCTTAACCTTGCCCATTTCTTCGCCACCAACGGTCTTACGGAAAATGCCGTTCTTAGGCACAATACGCTTGACGCCGGTCTTACCAGCAAGCTGTTTGGTAAGCTCACTAACACCTGCTTTTTGCAGGAAGTCGGGGAGGTCTTGATTAAGAAGGGTGAGTTCACTCATTTCATTTTTCCTTAGAACGTCTAACAACCACGGAGTAAGAATTTTCCACGTTGAGGCCAACGGGGAACTTGTCTGGATTCTCTTCAAGAAACTGCTTCATGTTGGATTGATGAAGTCGCTTCTCTAACAGGCCAAATGCACCCTCATTTTCGATGAAGTCGTACATTGAATCCCAATCGTTCGTCCAGTACCGTGACTTTACTGATCGAATGATTGTGCCGTGTGGGGTACGAATGCTGTCGGCATTCATGTCTTTACATACATCGAGCATCTGGCTTTCCAGAACTTCCATCTGCTCTTTAAGGTCGTTGTCTTCTTCTTCGAACGTGCGCTTTATGTCAGCGCGTTTGTCTCTGATTTTTATGTAGATAGATGTTAGCTTGGCTAAATCTACGGGGGTAGATTGACTCTGAACTTCGTTGTCCATCTGATGCTCCTAATGAAAATGTGTAGCAATAGTGGTTCACATAAAGCAGTGTTGGTTACAAATGCACAAAGCCCACGGCGCTAACCCGTTTTCCACCACTGCTACACAACTTGGATTATACAGCTAATTTTTACAATGTCAATAGTCGCTGGAAAAAATTTCTTGTTTGTACAGGTCAACCACTTTCTGGTGGTTGTCAATGTTGTTCTGAAGCATTGAGTACATGCGCGACTCAATCGGACTGCCCTTGATGTGCACAACAGTCATGTTGTTGACTTGCCCGGGTCGGTCTATGCGTGCGTTGGCTTGCAGGTACGTTTCAACACTGGAGCATGGAGCATACCAAATGACAGTGTTAGCAGCAGTTAGGGTTAACCCGTGGGATGCAGCCTTGGG